GAACCAGAATCTTGGCAAGGCTGGTATAAAACTCCATAAATCTCTCCGTGACTGGCAGTATGCCAAGCTATCCGACCCATCGATGAACTATCTTGATTTTATGAAGGATCCCGCTATTGGCGGACAGCACGCCAAAAAGGGTATTGATAAGATTATAGCGGGGGATGCCAAGAGGCCTGGATTCTTTCAGGGATATGGGGATCTTATCGTGGGCGGACCGAAAAGGCGGTGGGCAAAGCATAAAAGAAATAAGGTAAGAGATGAGCTGTGGCCAGAAAAAGATAAGCCATCATGGCTCCAGAAGTTTAAGAACAGAAATATTAAAGGTTATGACGAAAAATTTAACATACAAGAGATGATGAAGGCAAATGCTGATAAACTTGCGCAATCCAAAATAGTAACCCCTGTAGATCCTGAATTAGTTAAATTCAGGGAGGGTCTTTCCAGGGGATACATACCAGTTGGTAAACCCGAACATTCTGAAGAATACCTTAAAAAGCAGGCCCAAGTACAGCAAGAACAGGCCAAACAAAAGCTGTGGCCAAAAAGAAAAGCGGCAATCGATATTATGAAGGATAAAGATGTATTTGCTATCGATCCAGCCAATGTACCCGATGTACCTCTATCACCAGGCGAAGCTGTTAATGTTGAAGGAATGAAGGGTTTTATGCAGAGGCTTATACCAGGTGGTAAAACTGGCAAGACATGGGTCGGTGCCACTTCCAATGTACCAACTAAGCCTGAGCTTTCTTCTGAAGACCTACTAAAAATACAGAGCGGAGCGGATACAGCTACATCAGCTGCAAATGAACTAGCAACCCAAAAGCATGCCCAAAAACTTACCAGAGATTTTAAATTAGCGGAAGCTGAAAGCGGAGCAATAAATAAGAGCAATATTGTAGCGGATGAAGCTAAAAGAATATATGAGGATAAAACTTACTATCCAATGAACAAAAGAGCGGCATTGCACCAGGCGGGTAAAAAGAATATACCTCAAACTCTAAAAACTGATGATAAGCTCCCTACGACAAATATGGGGAATATTATAAAATCCAAGATAGAAGGCACGGGTTTTGACCAATTCAAGGATTATCCTAAACAACAAATATTAAACGATATGCCTGATGATACTATCGACATCCCTGATGATAATATCCCTGACTTGATGGATCTATATGAAGAAGAGTTAGCTACTACACCAACAACTGGCGGTCCCATGACAGCGAGCCTGGCAAGTGATACATATACCGCTACAGGGGATGTGCTTGGTACTGACGCTACGAGTATACCTGTTGATGGAACAGCCCCAGGTAAGATGATTGGCGATACTGTGTCAGGACTATCCCTGGCAAATAAAATAGCAGGGGGCAAATTTGCAAAAGGTGATACGCTTGATGTGGCCCAGGATGTAACAGGTGCTACTCAGGTAGGATCAAAAATAGCAACACAGATGGGGCAAAAGGCTGTTGGTAAGACATTGGGCAGTGCCGCGGGCAAGGTTGCCGCACCACTTGCTATTGCACAATCAGCAAAAACATTAATAAGTAAAGACTCAAGCGATGTGCAAAAAGCTGGCGCAGTTATGTCGGCAGCAGGAGCCGTTGCAATGACAAACTTCTGGAACCCAGCAGGCTGGGTAGCTGGTGCGCTTGCAGTAGGCGGTTCATTGTTACAGATGTTTGGGGGTAAGAATAAGAAACAGAAAAGATCAGTAAGGTCCGCAACTGGGTATAGGGGCGGAACTATGCAGGGTTATTAATTGTAATGTTATAAATAAAGGATAAGTATATGATACCAGTTATAAGGAAGATTACTACAATTGAAGAGATGGAGGCTACTATTAAGGCGGCGGAAAATGATAAGGATAACATGAGGTTCCCATCTCATATGATAACTAAAGATGATAAAATCGTTGGGGGATGGTGTATGGGTGCAATCCCGCTTGTGTTGGTATGGCATGATACAAAATCTATCTCACCAAGAGATAGTTTAACGCAGATGCAAACAATAGATGCCATAATGCATGATCGTGGCAATAAGAGTTACTTTATGGCCTGTAATTCTCATTCGCCATATTATTCAAAAATGGAGAAGTTGGGTTATAATAAGGGGTGGGCAACAAATCTATTTTATAAAAATATAGGGAGGGTATCCAATGCAGATATATAATGAAATAATAATAGATATGAATACTGGTAAAACTATATCTGAAGACAGCTATGAATATGATGGCCCTGTTATGTTATGTTGTGGAGGTGATGACGAACCAGATTATACTAAAGAAAAAGAAATATTAGCACAGCAGAGAACTGATCTTGGCAGGCGCAAGAAAGAAATAGGTGAGTATTTTGATGATATTGGCGGTATGGCAGGGGAAGAACACTCTAGGCTACTAACTCAAATAAAAAATGAATATAGCGCAACGAAAACGTCCCGTGCTGACGATTTTTTAACACAATCTTATAGTATAGACAAGCAGGAAGATATCCAAAAAAGACTTAGTGGGTTTGAAGTTAATACAGAGCAGGATGATATAGCACAAGTAAATGAATCTAATAGGCTTAGATCATATGCAAATCAGGACAAAACAAATAGGAATGCTTTTAGATCTACCTTGGAAAGAGAAGGAATCCAAAAACGGAGAACTGATCTGGAGAGAAACAAGGCCTATGAAGATCAAATGAATAATATACAAGATATGTTGTATCAGATAGAAACAACTGAAGCAGGTTTCACATAAGGAGAAGTCATGGCACAAAAAGCATCAGATAAATTAGCAAATTTCGCAATAATATCAGGACTTCTAGATACCTACCTGGATTATAACCAGAGAGAACGGCAGATGTATATGACTGCCGCGTCAAGATCAAAGAACCGCCAGATAGTAAAGGGAGCTGATGGTTTTCAATATTACGCGGACACCAAGGAAAGGGTTATACCAGAAGCGACAGCACCAGCAGATACAAAGGATGCTAAGTATTTTCACTGGAAAGATCCTAGTAATAAAGTAATGACAGGAACTGAAACTCAGGCCTTGGCCTCTGGGCAGAATTTTTGGAAACAGGCTACTACTGATCCTACAAAGATAGATAAGGAAGCAAAGGATCGTACATATAAGGGAGCTGATGGGCATACATATTGGTTAGAAGGAGATAAGGCTAATCAAAGGGTCAATAAAGACATAGCGATGAAGTCATCTGCAAAGGATCGTACATATAAGGGAGCTGATGGGTATACATACTGGCTAGAAGGATCAAAGGCTAATGAAAGAGTCAATGAAGCCATACCAATGAAGGCATCTAGTGACCAATCCAAACCGAGGATTATTTCAGGCCCTGATGATAAAAAGTATTATGAAGATATTGCCCCTGATGGTACTAAAACATTAACACAGGTACCGCTCCCTAAAGTAGACTATAAGGCACAAACCCTGGATTATTTAAATAATTTACAGAATGTAGATGTTTCTGGCATTATAAAGCATGTGGAGGCAGATACTTCCGTTACGAAGGCAGATCTTAGCCAGTACACAGACCAGGCTGAAACTAAGGTTAAAGATGTAAAAGAGAAGAAACAAAGAAAGATCAATATAGCAAAATCACAAGTAAGTAAGTATGCAGCCATGAAAAGTGGGGAAAAATTCTTTACATCATTCCAAAGTGATGACGTAGATTTTCAGACAGGTGTAGAATCGGAATGGAAAAATAAGAATATTGTCGATATGATGCATAATATTAGAAAATATAATATACAAGCAGATGATCAATATTATTCGCCTGAAGAGTTTGCCGTTCTTAATAAGGAATTTGTGCAATATAAAATTAATGATACAGCCAAAACGAAGTTCATTCAGCTAAACAAAAATGATAAAACTAATGGCCTGGATATGAGTAAAACATACAAATTAGAAACGGGAAAGGATAAAACTGGGAAGGAAATAAAAAAAATGGATCCTATGGAATTACTGGATTGGTTTGGTACCTGGACTCAAAAGGATGACGAAGAATACCCCATTATAGCAAAGAAATGGGTAACCGCCTATAATAATACTGCGAATATGGATTGGGAAAAGTATGGAAATGATAATTTAAAAGCATCTGGGTATTAATAATGCCTAGAATAAATGAGATAGTGTTTGATGACCAAACCTTCCTAAAGGAAACAAATCTACCACCCTCTCTCCCAGAGCCAGAGCAACCTATTGGCGATGGGGAATCAGAGGATATACAACCAGGGCAAATATATGATCAAATACCTGTAGACACAGAGGGTGTATCTGATATGTTACCTTTCGATCCTGAAGGCCTTGGGTATGACTATAATACCGCTACCCAGGTAGGAGGTATGCAGGACAGCAATGGACACTGGGCCAGCCGAGATCCCAATACTGGCATGATCTTAAAGGGCATGCAACATCCCACCATAGATAAAACAATCCAAGATGAAGAATTTATCGGAAATATCGTATCCAAGGGGGAAGATGGCCGTTATTACTCTAACCCACCTCGCAAAGAAGATCTGGATACCACAATAGTTGATACTGGCATTAAAAATTACCTGGGCCACAATATTAAAGTTGCAAAGGATGTAGTAGAACCCCTGGCAAGGGTTACGGAAGAATTAAACATTGCAGGGATTAGCCTTCAGTTGGCAGATACTTATAGGTCGCAAGATGTTCAGGCCCAGATGTACCAGGCATCAAAAGGAACCCCAAAAGAGGGCCTTGTTGCCCCGCCAGGCAAGTCGGATCATGAACACGGCCTTGCTATAGACCTTGCCCAGATTGACACAATGAAAAATGACCAGGTATTTGACACCTTGAAGAAACATGGATTTCATCCTATAGCTGATGAATGGTGGCATTGGTACTACGGCCCAGAGGATCCAAAGGCTATGATGCCACGCTCGGAACGTGCGAAAACCCAATCAGATCCACTTGTTAAACAACAATGGATGAGAAAAAAGATGGAATTAGCAAGAGGTAAGGTAGACAGGTTCCCGTTAGATGCCGAGAAACTGCTTAATGCTGAGATCGAAGCACCAGGATCTACTGAGGAAGTGTTTGATGAAATAACTAACACATATATAGGTATAGACCAGCCAAGTGGCCAGATTATTGATCCAGCGCAAGAAGAATTAGAATTAAATGTGAAAGATATTATTCGAGAGCAGAATTATAAGAATTATTTAATTAGCCAGGGCAAATATAAAGAGGCATTCGCTCAAGATACAGAAAACTTAGCACTTGCAGAAAAGTATCAGGACGGAGATTGGAAGCAGGGAATAATTGGCAATATGTTCTATAAGTTCGCAGATGCAGTGTCTGCTGGTACAAGTAAAGGTATATTAACCAAACCAGCATATACACAGCTTATGGAAAATTATAGGCGTGATGTTGGGTACTCAGAAGAAGATTTGATGGGAAAGATATGGCGTACCGCTTATGCTGCTGGTGAAGGGACTGGTCATGCTATAGGATACATGGGGCCTTCAAAGCTATTTGGTTATACAAGATGGAATAAATGGATAAAGTCAGCACTGACCTTTGGTAGTGTTGGTGGAGTAAGGCGCGCAGGAGATCCAGAAGAACTGGAGCATATGTCCCTTCGGAAATGGGTTATTGGCACGGGCCTGGATGCCACGCTAGGGGCATTCTTCCCCTTTCTTGGCAGTGCTGGGGGCAGTGTAGTCGCAGAACCAAGCACAACGATGGCATTAGCTAAATTCATGCTGCAGACTGGTGCTATAACTGGCGGTATGACTGTAACACAGCTAGCGGAAATGTTTAACGCTGAAATGGAGGATAATCCTGATCAGCCTGCCATGGAATCATTTGTGAAAGCATGGGATCAAGTTACGGATCCAGAAACTCTGATCAAGTCATTATCTATGATGGCGTTTCTACATGGTACCTCAACAGGGCAAAGGTTTATGAAGGATGGAAAAGTTAATGCCCAGCAACATGCCAACCTTGTAAAACAGGCGCAATTATATTTTAAAGATATGCCATTTAATTTAAAGAAAAGACCAACCACTCCTGAACAGGCTAAAGAATACTTTGAAGCCTGGGATAACTGGGCATTAAGTGAGGGCAACAGGGCTGAATATTTTAGGCAGACAACATTAAAAGATCAGAGAAAAGAGCGTAGTAATCAGATTAGCAAGAATGAACCTAGATTAGACTGGAAAAGGGATTTAGCCAGATGGCAGAATGAACAGATCCGTGTAAGGAAAAAGGATCAACGGACTGTGATTGAAGAAGAAGGCGTGGAAGAAGGGGTAACTAAGGAGAATATGGTAAGGCCAAAGGAACCCGTAGAATACGATCTGCGAAAGGAAAATCCCGAACTTATGAAAGAGGTCAATATTAAGGATATTAATGATCTGTTGAAGCAGGGTTATACGGAGATGCAGATTGGCCAGATGACCAAAAATGAGATATATCAACGGCTCTCTAAATCAAAAAAGACTAAAGAAGTAGTCAAAGAGAAAAAAGATATTAAAGTTGAAGAGAAGGTGAAAGTTGAAGAGAAGGAAAAGCCTACTGAGGATATATCAGAACATACACAGAGGGGATTAGACCAGGCAAAGATACAGAATTTAAAACAACTCGGAGATAATATAAAAGCTGGGAAATATAAGGAAAATACTCCTCTATATCAAGAAATATATAATAAAAGATTAGCAAAAGAAACTACTGGGATGTCAGGGATCCAGGCAGAAGAGAAGGTAAAACCTGTTAAAGTAGAACCAAAGAAGGAACCTGTAAAAACAGATAAAGTTGATACAGGATTAGCAGATAACGCTATAACCGAACTTGCAGATGGTCTAAAGTCAGGAATTGACAGCAAGATAAATCACTATACAAAAAGTTTAAAAGATAATATAAAGACATATGGCGAGCCAGTTAGGGAAATGATTAGAAATTCTGATTTGCCAGAAGATGTTAAAACCAAGTTATTAGGTAAAGAAAAGCCTGTGGTTAAAGAAGAATCTACCAAATTAACAGAAGAGCAGGAGAATGTGGTTGAGAAGGCTAAATTAGTTAACAAAGCGGAACCTGGCACACAAATAGATCAAATGGCTCAAGATCAGTTAAAGCATACTGATGTAGTTTCTACTTTTAAAGCCTTAAATATACCAGTAGAGAACTTGAGTGGGAAGACGAAGGCGGATTACTTTAATGCAATAATTAAGCATGTTAAGGATGCTAAAGAAACAAAGACAAAACCAACAGAAGGCTATGCACCTCTTGCAGGTGAATCTGTTACCACGAAGAATGTCTTTAGGGGTAAGCATAAAACAATTACTGTCAATCCAGAAGATCTAACTATTAACCATCGCGATACCAAAGCGTCCGCCTCCTGGCTTGGCCAAATGCAGGAAAAGGGTTATGTGGAGCAAGTAGAGGTCAAGGAAGGGTTTCGTGCAAGATACAAGCTAACAGAGGCAGGAGAGAAGGTTTACAAACAAGGCCAGGCAAATGTTAAGGCAATGTTAGAAGGCGTGCCTGCGGATAAATATGAGCCTAAAAAGATTAACAAGAAACCAACTAATGATAAGGTAGATGATGTTGGTACAATATATACAGGCAAAATTGATGGCCAACCAGCCTGGAGTGAGGGCCATATGATACTTCTTGGTAAGCCAGGAAAGGGTGATTTAGTATCTACAAACAAGCCAAATCTTCAAAATGTTGTGGCTAATAAGAAGGGCGATGTTGCGGAAACTGATTTGCGGTTAATTGGAGCTACCCAGGCCGAACCAGGCTTGGCAAGACATGTATGGCTATCAGATGGCAAAACTTTACATGAACTAAATGCCGATTACTTTGATTATATAAATTCAGTAGTAGAAAACCCAACATACAGAGCCTCTACTGGTTCAAAGGCTGAATTGAAAGCGGTACATATATATGAAAACGGCAAGTGGAAGGGTATGTTGATGCCTGTTAGGTATACTGACATACCTTCTAATATATCAAAGTTGTCTGGGATGACTGAGAGTGGGCCGAAGTCTACAAGTGGAGAATCCATGAGGGCATATGGTGGCGGATCTACTACAGGTGAATCCACATCATCTGTTAAAGACAATTTTAAAACTGCTGACTTGGATAATCCTATAACAAAGAGAAAAATCGGTGAAGAGCTTGCCAGGGATCTCGATCAGGAGCCAGGCAAGGGGACACGCTTTGGCCTAATTGAGCGGTGGAAAAAGAGGTCAAGAGTACTTGGAATATTCTGGCCCCATAGCACGATCATAAGAGTGAGGAATATATCTGATGTTAAGGTCCTGTCACATGAGCTGGGACATAAGCTGGATGATGTTGTATTTGGTTTCTCTGATAAGATGAAATACGACAAGCTGGATAAGGCTGATATTAAAGTTACTATGGCTAATGGCTTGAAGGATGTGAAAAAGCGTGAACATAGGCTGAACCAACTCCGTAGTGAATATGGCGAAGAAACTGTTAAAAACTTGTTGGATAGAGCAGAACTACGCGCAGAGTTAAAGAAATTCCTTGTTGATAGAGGATACCCAGAGGTTAATACTGCTGAAGGAATAGCGGAGATGATTAGCGATTACGTTGTTTCACCAACAGGACTGGCTGAAAAGTTACCAAAATTTCATAAATTATTTGAAGAAACTATTGGGACTACCCCGAAGATTAAAGATGCACTACTGCATGCCAGGAAGCAGTGGGAAGAGTGGCATGCGCAGGATCCTAGGGTAAAGACAGAGTCTACCATCGCCAGGGAGAAAAATACATTCATGAATGGTATTTTAAGGAAGACGGAAGGCGCGAAGGAGAAATTATATTACAATATATTAGATAATACAGCATTGTATAAGAAAATTGAAAAAGAACTGACCAAAAAAACAGGGAAAATAAGCGGTGAAAACTCCCCTTATCGTAGGTTCCTGTCGATGCTGGGCATTGAAGGTAAGGCAGAGCAATTTTTACACAATGCCCCATTTATGATAAAAGGTGAGAATATTAAGCTAAGAAAGGATGTAAAACCTTTCTTAAAGATCATTAAGCCATATGTAGTAAATGGTGAATTAAAGGTGCTTGAGGGATATATTACTGCCAAGCGGAATGTATCACTATATGAAGCATCCAAGAAAACTAAGGACCCTAGGTATAAGGGATCAATGACTACATCCATAGATCTTGCCAGGAAAACAATGGAAGGCCATAGAAAGAATCGTCCTGATCTGGATCAGGCTGCCAAAGAGATACATAAGTATAATGATGCCCTGCTTGATTATTATGTGGACTCTGGTATGTTAAGCAATAGCGATGCAACTTTGTTCAGGTCATATCATGATTTCTACATACCATTTAGAAGGTATTTTGCCCAGTATGAATATCAAAATGCATTCCAGGGGAAATTTGATATGGGCAAGTTTATGAAAGAGCATGCGACTCCAAAGGTTAAGGCCATACAGAAAGGGGAGAAATTTAGGGAAATAATACCTCCAGTTGAGCAGGAGCTAAAGCAAACATATGATTTAATCCGTGCTTCAGATATGAATCGAACAAAACTAACAGTAATAGATGCATTGCAAGCTATAGATAAGCAATTGGTTCAGCTTATACCAAAGAGCGTGATTAAAGGAGTTCCTGATTTTGACGGCATCGTACACTACAGTCGAAAAACAGAAAAGCCTGGTGGAGCTATATTGACTGTAAGGCGAAATGGGGAAATAGAATTTTATGAGGTGCCAAAAGAATATCATGAGAATCTAATGGCGGTTAATGCAGATGTACACGCGGCAATTAAAGTGTTAGCGTTACCTTCCAGAATATTAAGGAAGGGCGCAGTAGATTATAACCCAGTGTTTGGGATTAGAAATATTTTTAGGGACCAGGGGTCTGCTATAATGTATTCCAGACATGGGTATGCTCCGTGGGATTTTCTAAAAGGATTTAAAAGTCTTGTTACTAATGATGTATGGCACCAGAAGTTCCTGGCCAGCGGAGCCTCGCAATCATTTCTTGTTGGCATGGACAAACACTTGCAATTTAGTAAGAAAAAAGGAATGTATACTAATGTTGGTGATATGACCTTGAAAGGAAAAATAAAGAAGTATGCAAACCCATTTAACATAGTAAAGGATATGAATCAGGCTACAGAGATGGGGACAAGAATAGGCGCGTTCCAGAAGGCTTATCGCAAGACAGGTGGGGATGTGTGGCAGGCCATGGAAGAGGCCAGACATGTATCTGCCGACTATGGTGTCAAGGGGGCAATGATGCAGCCAGTAGGTGCGCTATATCCATTCCTTAATGCAAGGATGGCCCATTTTCGTAACTTTGGAGAGGCCGTGAAGAACAGGCCTGGAAAAGTGCTGTTAAGGGGTCTTATGTTTAGTACAGCTCCTGCTGTAGCGAACTGGTTTTGGAATAATAGGAATGAAGAAAGTAGACAGCTCTACCAGGAACTGCCAACATGGAGAAGAAATTCGTTTTATAATATGCAATTAGGAGATTCTAAATATCATTTTATGGTTCCAAAAGGCCCATTCGGGTATGCATTTGGTACAGGAGTTGAAACATTTCTGGATTGGATGTATGATAGCGAACCTGCTTCCCTTCTTGAATTTGCCCATGGGATGGTAAAAGAAACTTCCCCCATTGGAGGTGGTGGCGGTATGACTGAACTATTACCACAATTCGGAAGACCTATACACGAATATTTAGCCAATAAGGATGCTTTTACAGGAAGACCTATTGTTCCTAAAAATCTAGAAGGCGGTTCAAAATTTATGCAGTATGATGAAACAACCAATCAGCTAATGGTCAAGATCGGTGAGAAATTGGATATATCACCGAAATTATGGCAACATGTGATTGAATCATCTACTGCTGGTACTGGTAAAACCGTCTTGAGCATTACAGATGACCTGGCTGAGTTGATGGGCATTGTTGACAAAAGGCCTGAAAAGTGGAAAGATCTACTGGAATACCCAATGTCCAGGGCGTTCATGGCACGGCCATATATTGGATCCAGGGGTGAAAGTATGCAAAAAGTATGGGAAACCCTTGATGAAATAGAAAAAGTTAATACTGATTATGGCTTATTTATGGAAAGAGAATTTCAAGAGAGTGATCCTGATAAGAAATTGAAGATTAAGGCAGACTATGCAGAATACGATGAAGAAAATAAAGACACATATAATTGGTTTATACAGCAACTACCAGAGGCTGGCGGATCTACAAATGGTCAGCAAATGCACAAGTTTATGGAGGTAGTTAAATACTTGAGGATAGCAAATGAGAGATTATTAGAGGGTAAAATATCAACTACGATTAAAGGTGAAAAAATGCTTCGGGACATGTCTGATTCAGAGGTAAATTCTCTTACAGAAGAATATAAGTTATTAACGCCTACACATTTGGTTAATCAAAATCATATGTATATCACGGAACAGGCGCGCATTCTTCTTGAGAAGTTTGAAAATAAGGAGCCTTTTATATTAAGCAAGGAACTGAATAATTATCATTTAGGCCAGAGCATTAAACAGGATATGCAGTTGAGCTTGATTAAAAAAGGGTTTAAAAAACAAAGACAAATGGAACTAAATAAGTAAAGGAACTAAAACATGGCAATGAATCTAGAAGATGTTGAAAAAAGGTTGGAGGAACTAGCTAAGTTTCTTGAACAGTGTAAAAATGAACAACAACAGTTAATAGGCTACAGGGCCAGGCTGATGGAAGAATCACAAACTGATGACGATGCCCCATCCGATAATCACAAGCCGAAGGAACAAGTTAAGGCAAAGGCAACAGCATGAATAAACTATTAGCATTTATGCAAAAATTTGCAATGGACTATGTGATTAAGTACTTGAAAAGTCATAAGGCTGATGTTATTAAATCTGCCAATGCCAAGGTTAATATCCCTATGTTGAACGAATCCCAGGAAGCTGAACTTATGGAAGCTATATATGAAGTAGTGATAGATGTTGTAGAAGGCATTAAAAAATGATAAAATTATTGCTAAAGGCAGTGACAAATCCTCACGGAGCAATTGCCAAGGCAATAATTGGACTTATTACATCACAATTTAAGCATGTAACTAAATATGTCGAAGAAGATAATGAGTTGGATATCGCACACCGCAAACTTGAACAAGATCATGAGGCTCTTAAAGATATGGTTATTGGGTTGGCGAAAGACTTCCACTCCCACGAAAATAACCACGCCCTTCACTGATATGGTTTCTCCTTCATTACTAGATTCTATAAAGCGGGAAGAAGGCTTTGTTGGTACTGTATATCAGGATCATCTTGGTAAAGATACCATAGGTTATGGGTTCCTGGTGCGGGATCTGTGGATGGAAGAAGATATAGCCTCATTATTATTACAAAGATATTTAGAAAAGCTCGCCCTGAAAGTTAATCGAAGACACCCCTGGGTAGTAGAGGCCCCAGCAGTGCTGCGGGATGTAGTGTATGAAATGTGCTATCAATTAGGGGTGGATGGCTTTAGTCGGTTTAAGAAAACTGTAAAACTAATGATAGATGGCCAATATGAAGATGCATCCGTAGAGATGCTTGATTCACTTTGGGGGAAAAAACAAACCCCCGAAAGAGCAAAGCGACTTAGCGACAGAGTTCGTAGTTTAGCGTAAATAATATTTTGTATTTGTCAGGTATGTGTTATACTTTTATAGCACGAAATGACACAAGATATCACAGGAAATCATGAAATGCACACACTTCTTACTCCTAAAGAGGTGTCTTCTATTTTAAAAATATCCTACCGAAAAGTATTAGATCTTATCAATAATGATGAACTTATTGCTTCTGTCATTGCGGGAAAATTTCGTGTTAAACAAAGTGATTTGGAAGGCTATATAGATGATAACGAAAGAACAATTAAAGGCTCGTAAAGAGTATATAGGCGGAAGCGATGCGCATCACATATTAGGCATAAAGCCGTATGGGTGCATGCGGTATCTATGGTATGACAAGACCGATCAGATCCCTGACTATGATGTGTTTAATGATGATCTGTTGAAAAGGGGAAATAAATTAGAAAAATTAATTCTAGAGGAGTATAAGGAACGTACAGGATATAATGTCCGCCAGGTATATCGTTCAATAAAATCAAAGGAGTTTTCTTGGGCGATGGTCCACTTGGATGGGGAGATCGTAGGTCATAAGAATGGCCCAGGTGTACTTGAATGTAAGTCCGTAGGAAGGCATATATATTGGAGAGTGCTGGAGGAAGGTATTCCAAGTTATTGGATAGCACAGATCCAATATGCTATGTTCGTTACAGGAAGGGAATGGGCAAGTGTTGCCTTCCTATGGGCCGACGAATGGAAGTTTAAAACATTCGACATAGGTCGTGATCAGGGGTTTGTGGATATGCTTATAGAGGCGGGAGAAAATTTCTGGCGGAAGGTGGAGAATGGCCCTGCCCCAGATCGTCTGGATCCAAAGGATAAGCGATGCTCTAAATGTGCTTTTAGAACTACATGCCAAGGAGAGCATCTGTTGACAAGCCACAAAGATATAGGGGAAGAAATACCTTTTGATGCATCCTTGGATATGGATATAATGGAATTAAAAGAATTGGAAGGCATATTAAGTGATGCCAAAGAATCAGTTGATGCTAAAAAAGAAAAGATAAAAGAATTAGTAGGCGCAAGGCCGATTGTAGATTGCACAGGCTATAGAATACATTATAAGGTCGTGGAATCAAATCGTCTTAATAGCACTAAGTTAAAAAAGGACCGCCCTGACATATATAAAGAGTATGTCACCAAGAGCGTGTCCAGGCCGTTTAAAACAATAGCGAAATAGGAGTTAAAATGGAAAAAACAACAGGGGGCCAGGAGTCCATTAGTATTACGGATTACCAAGGACCATCAAAACCCACAAGGGTTATAGATAATATCAATGAGGTTAAGGCATATACAAAGGACCAAATTGATTTAATTAAGAAGACAGTTGCCGTTGGGGCCACTGATGATGAACTGAAAATGTTTATAGCAGTATGTCAGAAGGCGGGTCTGGATCCGTTTGCAAGGCAAGTTCACTTTATTAAAAGGGGTGGGAAGGCAACCATCCAAACAGGCATCGATGGGTTTCGTGCTATAGCTGAAAGAACAGGTCAGTATGCAGGCAATGATGAATACCTCTATAATGGCAACCTTACTGAGTATGAATGCCTTAAAGATGGTCTTAAAACCCCTACTACTGCAAAGGCTGTGGTCCGCAAGATTGTGCAGGGTTCTGCATGTGAGTTCTCTGCCGTGGCATCATGGATAGAATATTGTCCACAGGGCGGTGAGGCCTTTATGTGGAAAAAGATGCCCTATCTCATGCTTGGCAAGTGTGCAGAGGCTCTGGCACTTCGTAAGGCCTTTCCTAATGATATGTCAGGGTTGTATACCAACGATGAAATGGATCAGGCAGATCGTCCAGATGTAAAGAAGCTCTCGGAAAAAAAGAGTGCCACCATCATAGAGGAAGTGAAGAAAAGCAAGGTAAAGGAAAAACCAAAGAAGGTGCCTGAGAAGGATGAAACTACAGGGTTGCTGAAAACTATTGATAAATTATTAAAGAATGTTGACCTGGATCAGGATAAAAAGGAAAAGACAGGGGAATGGCTTGAAAAATGTACCCCTACTTCCGATGTATTATCAAAAACAATTACGAAAATGGAGAAGAATATTGAAGAAAACCACACCAAAAGAACCGAAAAGGAAGGAGAGGATGACGATTTACCGTTTTAATATACCATGGCTTGGTGCAAAGTGGAGATTATATGCCTCACTCTCTGTTCCTTATTATGTATGGTTTGAATGAGATATAACGAAGTATCCATAAAGTTGTGGCTGTCTTCTGATTTCAGACAACTTACCACAAAAGGTCAGATGTTCTGGTTATATCTGATTACAGGCCCAAGGCGTAAGCAGGCCCCTGGGATCTATCGTGCAGGGTATGGTGCATGTTCAGATGATCTTGGTTGGCAAATGAAAGATATTAAGGCATCATTCAAAGAACTTATTGATGCTGAGATGATGCAATGGGATCCCGATAACAATGTTATATACCTACCTAATTGGCCTAAATACAACAGACCCCCCGCAAATCCTAATGTTTTAAAGGCATGGCTGAACATTCTTGATGGAATACCAGATTGTGACTTAAAAACTAAATATATCGAGATATTGCGTGATGTTATAGAAACGGCCGAGAATCATTCTGCATCGCTAGATGTATACTCACTATGGGTAGAAACACTAAAGCCTGTTAAACGGCCTGTTAAACGGCCAAAAAAGGCTCCTGTTAAGGTATCTGATGAATTAATGAACGTATCTAAGTCTTATCATGACAAAGTTAAGCATGAATTTCCAAATTTGAGCATATTTAAAAATGGTGGCATGTCCACTATAGTAAAAATGGGAGCGGTAGAACTTGAGAAACTTATCAATAAGGATAATCATGCGCTTGAAGAAGTAACTGCTGTATTGGATTGGGTAATATCATCGTATGATGAAAGACAAGAATTTAATTGGCTGCCGAATTGCCAATCCCTGCGGTCCATCCGCAAGAAGTCCAAGAATGGTAATCCAAAGTATGATAATATAAGTAATGATTATATGGTGAATAAGTCCAAAGTAAAAGCAAAGGAAATAGATTATAGCAATGACGAACAACCCTTCTGAAGAATATTTAAAGAAGATTCAAGCGGATTTCGTAGATAAGCTGAATAACTATATGAATGTCCGTGTCAAGATGGAGCCTATCCAGATAAAAGCCTGGACATGCGCTCTGGCAAACCATAGATATGAGGATATAAAGGCTATATGGAAGGATTTCATGCTAGAGGTACAGCCTGGGTATTTGCCACCTATTAAGTCGGTCATGGACATGATACTGCGTAATGATGTAAGGCAGAGGGAGATATTCTCTAATAAAAAGAGAGTGATTGAGGAAAGACAACTAGAAACCAGGCCAGAGGAGTTCTCCAGGTTTATAAAAGAATTGCAAATATCATTGACCAAGCTAAAGGCGGGCGAATATAATATGGGAAATCATTATAATCACATGGCCGATACCATGGACGGCCTGGACATAAAGGATGGTGCCAGGGAACATCGTTCATTAGCAAAGAAATGGATAGCAGAGAATCCAGAAACTATTGAAAAAGAGGCATATAGTGACGATGTATGCCCTATATAAATGGGCAATCTTTCTAACCTCATCAATGGATGAGGCATTGGTTACTCGTAATCTTCGCTTAGTAAAGGTTGCCCACTAAATTATGTTAAAAGAGATAGAGCAAAATGTTATTGGAATATTAACTGAAATCTCACGCACAAGGGACGATGACAATTTACTGATAGCTGAATATTGGCGCAGGCAGTTAGGTGGATCTGATATCACCAGACATCTGCCTGCCGATGCTCTACTTGAAGAATTTACCAATAAACGCCTCACACGGCCTGACACCATTACCAGGTGTAGGCGCAAGATACAGGAATACAATCCACATCTCCGTGGGACACAATATGAAAAGAGGCATAATAAGACAGCATCCTATAAAAAAGAAATAAAGGAGTGGTATTGAGATCACTACATGAATCAATGGTTGAAAAAGGTATAAGAAATAAGTTAAATTTATTAGTAATGTTATGGATCTTAGATAAGTTGGTCATGTGTTTATTGTTTTGGGCATTTAGATGATATGGGTGGCCTTTATATGCGGGTGCTGGATTGGTGTGTTCGTTGGAATACTTGCAGTATCACTTATGCAGGCCAATAGGAAACGATAAAAAATCTCCTGTTTCGTGGGGGAAAAAGAATTGAGCAGGTTTATATCTATTCTGGCGCAAGCGGATGTTAAATACATATTGAACGCCCAGACATAGGGATCCGCAAAATCTCAATATAACCTGCTCTCAAATTGGGTGATATAAGAGGCCCAATGAAGTCGGACTGATCTGATAGGGGGGGTGCCTTAATATTCTCGGCATTCCCCCTTGAAACCGATTAAATATCCAACTTAATACAAAGGAGAGATTATAAATGTCATACGAACATAAACCAGGTACAGGAACAGTATTCCCAAATGATTATAAGGAAAAAGGAGATAAGAAACCAGACTTTACAGGAAAGATGAATGTTAATGGCGAGATCCTTGAAGTGGGTATATGGAATAGTACAACGACTGATGGAAAAGATTATTTGTTTATAAAAGCATCTGAGCCTTTTAATAAATAATGGCAAGAGATGTATTAGGCTATGCAAAAGACAAAGTGGTAGAGCATAAAAATGTTAGCGGTGGATTTGAAGGCAGTGAAGAGTCTACATTTATGCGAGTCTTTACCCATGATTCAGTGGATGCATGCATTACTATTGTTGAAGATTCATATAATGGATCCCCCAGGATTCAGGAATTTACAGGGGCATCCATGACTACCCAGGAGAAGGAAGATACAGGGGTTGATCAAATAGCACCAGGTTTATTGGTAGCAAGGTTTAGGGTTGGATCTACTGTTGTGCATGAGGGGGGTGATTTGGGTAATACTGTATTTATTGATGGGAAGGTATATTGGTTTCCCTGCGAAAGTCCAAATGGATTGGATTTCTATAATTTTCAGAACTTGTTGGAAAGAAAAATGGCAGTAGATTATATAGAATATGCCTCAAATTCAACAGCGGGTGAGATAGAATCAGCAAATGACGATTTGCAGGCTTGGATGGATAACATAGTAACATAATGATAATTGAGTTTTATGTGCCTGGGATCCCCAAGGCTTTGCAGAGGCATCGCCATACCAGGACAGGCCTGACCTACGACCCTTCCAGAAACGATAAGCAGGATTTTATATTACAATGCCGTAGGTATAAGCCGCGCATACCACTTTATGGACCATTAGAATTAACCCTTAAATTTATTCTTCCTAGACCAAAGCACCATTTCCGCACAGGTAAGTTCTCTGATCAGCTTAAACCAAAGAGTCCCACCAGAGTAACAGGCCGTCCCGATTTGAGTAATCTTATCAAATTTGTTGAAGACTCATTTAATGGGGAGTTCTATAGGGATGATGCGGAGATATGCGTTCTATCGGCCTCTAAGGTCTATTGTGAGCCAAGCAAGTATCCCCGCACTGAGGTAATATTAACTACTCTGAATAAAGATTAGTTTTAGTTCATCCCAGGTGTATTTCATATTGTTTAAGAGTTCCCTGGCAATGAATAGATCGAATGAGTGGGTCTTCCTCATCTTTGTAAGGAGATTCTTGATGCTTAAATCTTTGTACATTCCACTTGATTCATCATAGTAGTCAGCAATTGAGGCCTCCCAATTACGTCTGGATGCAAGTTGTTTAGGTTCGATCTTCTTCCCTTGGTCCACATGGTATAGGAAATCAATTTCTACTAGGCTGAAGATTCCCTGCATGTTCCTTACTGCATCATCGCGGAGTGATGGGATCCCCTCAAGTATTGATCTGGTCCCTGTGAATAGATTTTTGAAGTTGGCTGCATAGTAGCTGATCGTGTCAATTGTTATGCTTGTTGATATTGTCTTCATATTCCCCTTTTGCTGTTATTTCATGATTTTGTCTAAAAACGGCTTTCATATTTAGGTCTTAAAGCCACGATCTCAATGACATGCATACCTAAATACCCCCTATTATGGTATATATATTACGAATTAATAAGTGATTTAACAAAGCAAGACGAGGGAATCCGTAAGTTAAATAATAAGTGGGATCGTATAAAAGTGTAGTGGGGGTCTACACTAGCTTGGAAAGTATCCAACAGATGAAGATGAGGATCGAACATATTGAGATCATTTGGATGAAATCATTCATTAAATCTTTAAACAATGCTTATTCTCCTTTTATTAGCCGTCTTGCTATTTTTTCTACAACTGGCACACTGACAGCATTTCCCAGGCATTTATATCTCTGAGCATCACTATAGCCATCGGTGTGTCCTACTGGGAATCCTTGGACTTTTTCCACTTCAGTGGGTGTTAGCCTTCTAATTTTGTTATCTATCATATAAAGGCCTGTTTTGGCCCCCATACCGCCGCCATATTTAATAGTTCGTGATACACCGCGGGGATCATAGACTCTAGTGGCCTCTGAGTCATCGCCAATGGTCCCGATTTGTTTTAGAATAATATTAGTTTTTGGGACATCTCCGCTGATAGGAAATACTTGCGGGATGGGTTTTCCTCTAATATGTCCAACAAAATAGATCCGTTCTCTATGTTGGGGTAGGCCACATACGAGCCTTGTATTAAGTAATTGCCATTGACCATCATACCCAATGTCGGCAATTGATCTGAGTACGATGTCGAAGTCTTGTCCTTCGTTACTGGAAAACAACCCTTTGACATTTTCAAAGATAAAATTTTTGGGTCTTTTAGCCTCAATGATACGCAATGCCTCAAAGAACAAGCTACTTCTGTTAGCGCGGAGTCCTCCTCTTCTGCCACTAATTGATATATCTTGGCAAGGTGATCCGAAAGTAATGATGTCGATCTCTGGGAGGTTGTCTGGCTGAATAGATTTAATGTTTCCAAGTCCTTCTGCATATGGGAATCTCCGTTTATATATATTTGATGCGTAGGGGTCTATTTCGCTATAGGCATGGTAGGAGAATTTAACCCCAGCACCAATGAAACCAAGGCTAAATCCCCCTATGCCACTAAATAAATCGAGGAACTTAATCCTCACATCCTTCGTCATCCTCTAAATCTTCGCCCCTTAAATCGACACCCCATTCAAGCAGGAATCCCTCTATTTGCGGACATGGATAATTATTTCTATCTCCACCATGAGCAAGGGCATGGGTATATATTTCCGTAAACAGTTTAATGGCCTCATTATCAATGCAATTATTATTATCACAAAGAGGGCATCCTATCTTCTCTACTTCTTCAACAGATACACACTCGGCCTGTGCAGGAGTTTCCTCTTTTACGCTTGTAGCAGTGGCTATAACCACTTTATCCATTATTTCCATATCAGTGTACTGGTTCTTACAATCAAGGCATATAGGGATAAGTCCTGATTCATACTTGATATAATCCATGCTTTTTTCATGATGCCGAGTATTACATAATGAGCAATCTATCATTTGTTGACCTCCTTATCTTGTATGCAGTAGCCACAAACGGCCTTACCCAGATCATCAGGAAAGTATATTTCATCAGAAGGGTCTATCTTGTTTTTACACCTATTACAATCGTAATTCATTCTGGGAAATTTACTTTCATCCAACCCCACTAGCTCTTCATGGTGTCCATGGGCCTCTGCCTCTGTAACATCCGACCGCCCACCTTGATATCCTGTTTCTTCACAATCATATACATCCCAATCAAAATGGTAATGCTTAAAATTCTTCACGATTTTACCATTGATCTTTAATACAGGATTTTCTCCGAGTCCATCACAAACACTCGTTATTATTTCAATAGACTTGGGTTTACTTAATTCCTCAATCTGTTCTTCCAAGTCCCATATTCGTTGTTTTAGTTGGTCCGCCATTATTTATCCTCCTTTTCTATTTCTACAATGTCCTCTGAAGGTATATACCAATCACCAGAACCATCATCAGCCGAGAAACAACCGCCATCAGTATCTACGGCTATGGCATAGGCTTGATATACATTATCAGCCTCAACCTCCAGATAACAATATGTAGTCATTATCGCCATTACTCTAAACTTCTTTTTCTTGCTCATTTATTATCCTCCTTCTGGATTAGGGTTATGTGATGTGCTACTACCATCACCCATGTCATTCTCATATTCCTGTATATATTCTTCGTGTTCAGCGGGTGTCAGGCATTCCTCATGTAGTTTCATACCATTCCATGTAACATCACAGTCCAGACCGATCATTTTATCACACCTATCACATTCCATTTCCATACATTCTGGACAAGCATATCCATCATGTTCATCATCACAGGCGGGTATCCTGTTAACAAATCTACCAGAACCGAATGATGTATCTTTAAAGCAATAGATACATAAGTTGCCAATATCTTTAGTCATTTCACTACCCCATCTTCCCACTCAATATCTGAATCTTCCCCAAACCAACAATATTCCAGACAACTGCCAAGTGTAGCAACTCCATCGATACAATCAAAGTTACAGCAATATGTAGTGTAGCCATGAGTTTCATATCGGAAGTCATCTCCAATATTTATTCTTTTATCACAGCTATAACATACACAATAACATTCAGATTCTTTAATATATGGTTTATCCTTTTCCATTATGCACTATCCTCCAGTTCTTTAAGGTCAAAGCCAACATGGATGCCCAGTGATGCTAGGGATCGTGCTAGTTCCTTCCAGTTATCGACATTCACTGGTTGGTGGCCAAGGTCATTAACATCATCCTGCAACTGCTCAATTATAGCATTGAGTTTTTCAGTATTTATCTTGGCTACTAGCTTGTTATATCGCTCTGCCAACTCACGATAGCGGTCATGAGCATGATAGCGGATATCAGCTATCATATCATTATAAGCAGGACTATTTGTTAGATATATAGAGAATATGGTGCCATCCTCTTTCCTGACTGATCCATCCGTATAGCTATAACTTTTACCATCACCATTAGAGTTATAGCCTTCACGAGGTTTTCTGTACTTAATAATGAGCCTACTGGTTGAATCAGATTTCCGCATCAGCTTATTAATATCTGATATCTTTTTCCTGTTTTCCTCGGTGTTTTCTATACCTCTTACGAGATGCCGATGGAACTTGGTTTGTTTTCCCATTAGAATACCTCCTTATATCTCATTACTGGTAGGCATGGTTCATCTTTACTGGTTGTAGCCAGTGCGCCACCATTATTACCTTCATCATCCTGCATTGGATATACCCAGAACTCTTTTTTACCCTTGCGGATAAGTAGGCATACTGGTGAATGATACCATCCACTCTTTTCAGTTTCAGCAGGATTCATGTATCTGACATCAATAATACGGCCATTTAATAATAGGTCCTGCGCAAGTTCGTTCCAGTATATTTGGCATTCCTTATCATTAGATAGATCGCATTCTTTTTTGGATATTTTACTTATTGTCATTGGTTTCCTCTCTTTTATTAAATTAAACCATGTATGCGCAGTGGGGATATTAATCGACCCTCACCACACTCGGTACAGGGATAATCAGCATCTGGTTCGACATTTTGAGTATAGCCACACTTTTCACAAGTGGCCGATGCATGGCATCTATCAAATATTATATCTTCCATTTCCTGCATTTCCTCTGGTGAAATAAAATCAACTGGTTTAGCCATTGTCTTTCTCCTCTTCTTTGGTTTTGGTTGTAACATTATAATGTAATGATAATGTATTCCAGAATACATAAAAGCCTGTCATGATAGGTAATCGATCAGCACTTGGCATGGCCTCGATTACATCCATCATGTACTCTTGGGCCTCTTGTAGGGTCTTCCGACTACTGAACAGACCTATGGTTTGTACATTTACTTTTACATTCTCATCGCATGGTATTACTTGTTCTTCAGTCATTGTATTTTTCCTTTTATTTGGGTTTTGAGTCTGCTAAAAAATGACTCTTTTTTAGTACTTTTATTTACACTCTCCTCTATTACTTCGGCTGAGTTCGTGCGCGGATCCGCGCGAAACGTAATATTTAGGCCCTTTCTTCGGGCCGTCCTGCGTTGTCTTGCATTCATTTAACTGCCTCCACAATTGATTTTGTCTTGTTTCCTAGGGTGTAACACTTCATACAATCGATACAACGGCCTTCACAGTTAATTAACGTGCTGTTATGGTCTGTTATATTGTTAAATACCTTGTCAAAGTGCTTTGGCGGTTTGGTCATAATCTTGTCAAGTTTAGGATTAGAATATACCAAAATTAAATTTACAGGCTTGGTAATATTTATTACCTTGCTGAGTTTATTAACTAGGTCCTTCCGCTTGGTCCAGAGCGTAAATACGGCCTTGGGTTGCGCTCTGCATATGTTATATATATTAATTAAATGTTTCATGTTGATTAGTTCACCATGACTGGAAAAACGGCCCACGGTTGCAGGACAAGGCGGTAAATATTCCCATGGGTGAATCTTTGAGGATAGGAATTTGCTATTATCTTCAAACTTGGGCGTACAGCTTTTACGGTATGTCGAAAGCATGGCCATGCTGTAACAATGGGCGCAAATAGTATCATCCGCGCCCTTGTTCATTGACTGGCA